CTTTTGATAGTAGATATTTATGGTTAGACGAGAAACAGATAATCGGTAGTCATTTTTCAAATGTTTCTAATTATGAAAAAGTATTACAAATGATAAATAAAAAACAATTGAAACCTAATTCTACGGAACACAAAATATCAGAATTAAAAACATTACATAGTAAATTAAAACAAGACAGATTAAAGGGTAGACATTCTTTGGTTTGGTAATATTTATATATAGGAAAAAATTATGTCAGTAAAAACAAAAGTAGAAAATTATTTAAATTATATCACAGGAAGTGCAGGTGGTTGGCCAGCAAATACTAATATTGGTATTATTGGTAATATGGACTATATAGTTGAAACAGGTTCTAACGATATTTACTTTATTGAACCAAATACAAATATTGGTTTAGATGGTTCTATTTCAGAACAAACTACACTATTTAACTCAATTTCTGATTATGCAAATGAACAATCTTGTAATACTTGTTATGTTTATGGAGTTAGAGAGGGTGGTAGACAAAATCCCACTACTTATCAACAAACTTTAATTAGTTCAAGTTTTGCCAGACACGATATAGCGATTAATTTTGAATATAATAACAACACATCACACACTTACTTCTCACAAAGAGGTAGTGATGACCATACAGGTAGTTTTCATTTGTTTATACAAACACCTTGGTATAGTGATGATAACTTGAAAAGTATAGTTAGTGGTTCATTTAATAAAACAAAATTTAGAAGTTTATTAAGTTCATCACCTGAAAGTGAAAGTTTGATTCCATTGTTTGATACATCATCACCAACAACAAACACCAACAATCCAGATTTTATTGTAAAAAATCCAAGTGCAGATGGTGGATTTATCAATAATTATAAAATGTATGATTGGAATGGTTCCAATGCACGAGTAACAAATGCTATCGCAACAGCAAGTTCAGCAGGAGATTTAGCTGAAAGTTTTATTGTAATGAGTGGAAGTAATGAATATTTGGAAACAGGTAGATTTGTTTACTTAACCACACCAACAAAGCAAATAGAATTAAAAGATTATGTAGTTCCATTAATATCTTACAAGTCAGACGGAAATGACGGGTATACAATTAGGTCATACGGAAGAACAACAGCTAGTGGTAGTTTGATTGATATGTTTGACGGCTCCACAAAACAAGTTCAAGATGTAGAGGTTGGAGATGTTGTTAAATCTTATTGGCCAGATAATATGAGTTTGAGTGATATAGATTATATGGATTACACCAATACAGAGCTAACAGGTTCGTTTAGTGGTTCGATAGTTGTAGGTATATCACAAGACGAAAGAAGTGAACATTACTTACTAAATGGAACAAAAAAATTATCAAAAATGAACTCTACAAGTTCAGACTCAGATTATTTTGTTAAATCAGGAGATACTTGGTCTTGGAAAAAAACAAGAGATATATCAGTAGGTAATTATCTACTGCAAGGAGACGGAACAGAATTAAAAGTTACATCACTAACGGAAGAAACAGAATCAACGACATTTTATTCCTTAGATGTAGAAGATATAGATACATACTTTCAAAGTGATATTTTAGTTCACAATATACCAAAGAGGTAATATGAAATACAATGACGGTTTTAAATATTCAATACAAATTCCAAACTTTTTATCACCAGAAAAGTGTGATGAATTACTAAAAGACATACAAGAATCTGAACAAGATGTAATTGGTTGTGTCGGAGATGAAACGGGTGGAACTGCAATCATACCAAAAATTAGAAAAACTAACGAGTGGTATTTATTTGACCAGCCGGACAATGAGTTTAGGCCAGACAAAGTAAATAAAGATTGGAAGTGGTTACAAGACAAAATGTTTCAAATGGCTAATATCGTAAACGATAAAATATTTCAATTTGATATTGAGGGTTGTGATAACGAGTTAAAACTTATCGAGTATAGAAAGGGTGGATTTTATGGTTGGCACACAGATTTCAATGCAGGTAGTTGTTCTAACAGAAAGTTAGTAGGAATTATTCAATTGACAGACCCAAGTGAATATGAGGGTGGGGATGTCCAATTTGGTATCCAAGATAAAGATACAAAAGAATGGTATTCTATGAATAAATTAAAAGGTTCAATAACTTTTTTTCCAGCGTTCTTATGTCATAATGTAGTTCCAATAAGTAAAGGTAAACGATATGTTATTCAAGAAATATTTGTAGGAGACCATTTTAAATGACACAGAATGATAATTTTGAGTGGTATGTTCATATACCATTTTTAAGTGAAGAACAATGTGATGACTTATTATTAGAACTAAAATCAGAAAATGGTTGGTCAAGAGCACAAGTTATAAATCCAAATACCCAAGAAGAATCCGAATCAGAATATAGACAATGTGATGAACTATTTTTGAAACAAAGTCATAATGAAAAAATTAAAGGTAATTATGATTGGATTTTAAAAAAATTAGATACTATTGCAAATATAACTAATAATAGAATATGGAACTTTGATATTGAAAGGTTTTCAGGTGATTTTAGAGTTTTGAAATATAATGTTGGGAATCAGTTTGGTTGGCATTCTGGTACGGACAAAGGGCATTTATCATTAAATAAAATAACTTGTTTGATACAATTATCAAATCCAGAAACAGATTTTGAGGGTGGAGATTTACATTTTGCTTTTCAAGATGATAAAGAAGAATTTTTCAAAGCACCATATAAAAAGGGTTGGTTATTTATGTTTCCATCATTTGCGAATCATATGGTAACTAAACTCGTTAGTGGAGAAAGATATATAATGAGAGAAACTTATGTGGGGGAGCCATTTAAATAATGAATAGATTTAAAAAACCAGAGGGATTTGATAAAGAGTTAAAAATGTATGAGTGGATGAAACAAGAAAAGTTTGAGTTCAATAAAAATAGTATAATGGACGGAAAAGATATTGTTATGCACGATTGGGAAGACAGAATGATGAAGAAGCATGCCGAAGTCGTTTGTCAAAATGGTGGTGATATTTTAGAGTTAGGTTTTGGTATGGGAATTAGTGCAGGACATATTCAACAACAAGATATTAAATCACACACTATTATAGAAAAAGATAAAGATGTTCACAAAAGACTTTGTAAATGGGCAGAAGATAAACCAAATGTAAAAATAATTTTTGGAGATTGGTATAACAATTTGCCAGATGAAAAGTTTGATGGTGTATTTTTTGACACTTATAATGACATAAACAGAATGTTTATGCCACTAAGGTTATTATCGGTATTTAAAAAAACCACTATTGTGAGTTGGTTTAATTCGTATTTAGATGGGGATAGTATATATTCTAAAAGTTTATTACAAAATAGTTCAGTAAAATATCACAAAATGAATATTAAAATACCCGAATATGTAGACTATTTTTTAAAAGAATATAAAGATGAATATTTTATTCCAGAATGGAGTGTTGGTGAAAATGACACAAAAGAAAAGTATATGGAAATACTACATAAAATGAGAAAATAATGAAACAAAATGACAATTTTAAATTCGTAGTTCATAGAGAAAACTTTTTATCATTAAGTCAATGTCAAAAGTTAATGAGGTATTTAGAAACAGGACAACCAACTGATTCTGAATTAGCAGGTAATTATGACAACGACCTTGTAAACAAAAAGGTTCGTGATAATAAAGAGGTTGTCATCAATAATGAACAATTAAAAAACAAACTAAAAATGATATTTGAATTATCTAACCAATCTATATGGAAATACAATATAAAAGAATTGGAAAAAGTAAAAATACTCAGATATGAAAATGGTGGTAAATACAAATGGCATACTGATATGGGTTCAAAAGAAACTTCTACGAGAAAATTAACGGCAGTAATTCAACTATCAGACGAAACATTGTATGAGGGTGGAGATTTAGAGTTCGGTATTACAGATGACACAGGTGAGAAAAACTATACGGCACCAAGAACACGAGGAAGTATCATAATCTTTCCATCATATTTATCACATAGAGTAACACCTATTGTATCAGGTAAAAGATACTCATTAATAACTTGGATGAACGGAGATTGTTTTGTATAAAAAGAATAAAGATTTTAAATGGGCGATTGCTCGTGATAATTTTTTAACTCAAGACGAGTGTGATAAAATTATAGAAAAAATAAAAACTCAAAATAAAATGTTTGATAATGAGGATTTTATTGAAAGAAATGGTAGTTGGGTTGATTTTAATGATGACCCAATCAAAGATAAAATATTTAATGTGGTTAAAGCAGCTAATTCTATGTGTTTTAAATTTAACATTGGTGGAGTAGGTGGTTGTTATGGAAAACACTACTTTGCAAAAGACTTTGAAGAGTTGTGTGAAAATGGCCCATTACACTCAGACTTATCACCAGAAGACAATAAGTTAGCTCACGGAGATTATAGTGATGAAGTTTTTGAAAAAGAGATTGATGTATTTGATACCACTACTAAACTGACAGCTATTGTTTTCTTAAATGATGATTTTGAGGGTGGAGACTTGGTTATTTGGGACAATCCCATTAAAGTAAAGCCAGGTAGACTTGTTATCTTTCCATCTTTCGCTGGACATAGAGTTAAAAAATTTACAGGTAAAGATAGATTCGTATTAGCAACATTTATCAAGGGCGATTATTTTAAATAATTTACATTTTAGTAAATCACATTACTATTTATTTATATCTAAAGGTTATTCACAATGAAAACAAAAACACTATTTGACCACATAAAAGAAATTACGAATTCACAGAACCCAAATTATTGGGAAGATATTTCTGATGCGGATAGAAAGACTTGGTCAAATTATATGGTTCATAGGTTTTTATCAATGAAAGCCGAGTGGATAGAAGTAGTGAATGAAATACAGCAATATTGGGAATTAGAACCAAAATCAGTTTATCAATTCTACACCAATGTAATTCCCAAAGGTAGAACATTTCTCAGATACACAAAGTCTAAGAAAAAATCAAAGATAGAAAGTTGGGCTATGGATAT